CTGAAAAACCTGTTTCAAAACGCCAAGCGTGAAGTTGTTATCGGCACCGGTACTGCTCTTGCAGTAGTCGGCAACTCTGCTTTCGCTGCTGAAGGCGATATCGACATCACCAAGGCGCTGCTTTATGTCGCTGGCGGCTTGGTTGCTGCCGGTGCTGTCGGTGCTGCTATGTTCGGTCTGGTGACTCTGATCGGTGCATCTAAGAAAGCCCAGCGCGCCGGGACCTAATAACCAACGCTCAAGCCCTCCCGGAATACCGGGCGGGCTTTTTTATTGTCTGGAGAAAGAGAACATGAGGAACTTTTTAAAATGTTTATTAACCCCGAAGACCTCGTTTTCCTTTGCGTTATTGTTGCTTTTATCATTCTTTGCTCAGGGCGCTAGTGCGTCAGATTACTACTGGGCTCAAACTTCAACCTCTCCTAAATTTTCTGGCGCTATAACAGCTTGCAAAGGCGTCGCTATTCTCTATCAAAACAGCTCTAACTTTTTATATTACGAATTGCATGCTATTTCCAGATTCAAGGATCCTACTACTTATGAGTGTTATTATCTTCGCCGTTCAAAAACAACAAATCAGGAAACCACACCACACGCTTTTGATGTTTTCCGTTTTGGTTCATCTTGTCCGATTGGTTCAACTTACAATTCCGCAACAGGCGAATGCGAAGCCCCTAAGCCTGATAAATGTGAAGCCACAGCAGGCAAAGATATTGAGCATGAGCATTTAGCCGGTCAAACTTCCGGCGCTGTTGGCTCTGAGCCTCCCGGCTCTATTTGTGAAGGCGAATGCCAATATGCTTATTCTTTCGAAGCCCCCGGCCCGAAGGGTTGCTACCGTAAAGGCGGTCAGGAAAAGGAAGGCATTTTTTGTAAGTTCAAATACAAGGCAAACGGCATTTCCTGCACTGCTAACGCCCCTCCATCTGGCTCCATATTTGATCAGCCGCCAACCAAGCCGCCTATCAGCCCAAAGCCTGAACGCTCACAAGAGCAAACTTGCAATAACTGGGTGACTCAGCCTGACGGCAGCTCAAAGCGTTCTTGCACGTCTAAAGATTCATATAACAAGCCCGGCGGTTTGGACTGCACCAAAACAAACGGTTATTTGAAGTGCGAGGCCTCTAACGACCCACCCGCGCACACTGAAACCAAGCTTTCAACTGATACCGTTAAAAAAGACAATCCAGACGGCTCAAGCAAAACCGATACAACCACAAAAAAAGATTTGACCAACTGCCACGGCGCTAAACCGTGCAGTACCACCAGCAATGAAACAAAAGTAACTGACAATAAAAATTCTGACGGCACACCCGGCGATAAAACAACAACTTGTAAGGGTGACAACTGCACCGCTGAAAAAGACCCAGAACCCGGAATAGACCCCGACGCCGAAGAAGAAGCAAAAGAGGAATCGTCTGTTACCGGTGGTGCCGCCTGTGATTCCCCGCCTACTTGTAAGGGTGACGCTATTCAATGTGCAATTTTGCGTCAGGGTTTCACTCAGCGTTGCGCTGACGAAGAATTTAGGGAAGTTACAACCCAAAAAACCCAAGCTTTAAAGTCTGACCTCGATGCCGCCTTTTCTGGTGAGCAATATCAGCCAATAAAGGCAACTGCTGAGAACACTTTCGCGCTCGATGGGATGATCGATACATCAAGCCGCTTTTCGAGTTCCTGTCCTGTTCTTCCCGCTATTTCTTACAAATGGGTTGACGGATCAAGCCAGAACTTCAATCCGAACGTCCCCGGACTTTGTGAGTTTCTCCGCTGGATGGGTTATTTGATGGTTGCGTTTGCAATGCGCGGCGCTGCTGAAATTATCGCGGGAGGTCTTAAATAATGCCTGCTCTTATTGGTTTGTTTCTAAAGGCTGTCGGCTGGTCGCTTGTTCCGCTGGGCTGGTCTTTGCTTCGCGGGCTTGGTTTTGCCGCGATTGCTTACACCGGAGTTTCAACGGCAATGGAATGGGCGAAGTCTTATGTATTCAGCAGCCTTTTAAATGTCCCCGCTGAATGGGTTCAAGTTCTCGGCCTACTTCAAATTGACGTTTGCATGAATATCTTTTTTTCGGCCTACATTGCACGCGCTGTGCTTTGGGGCATGAATCGCAACGGTTCCAAAACTTCTATCCGCTGGGCCGGAAACTAAGGGGAGGGCGCACCATGCTTTTTTTACGTACTGGCCTGCCGGGTGCTGGCAAAACGCTTAACACCATCAAGGAAATTGACGAAGAACACGCCGCCGACCCTGACAACCCCGAGCTGCGTCTGCACAAAGACCCTGAACACCCCGACGCACCGCCTAGGACGATTTACTACAACGGCATTCCTGATCTCAAAACCGATCAGCTCAAAGCCCGCTGGGTCGAATGGGACACGCCCGAAAAGTGGTTTGAACTGCCCGATGGTTGCGTCATCGTCATAGACGAAGCTCAAGGCACGTTCGGGACTGACATAGGCCGTTCACGCGTCGAGAAAGTCACGCGCTTTGAAAAGCACCGCCACCACGGCTGGGATGTTCACTTAATCACCCAACACCCAAGCCTTTTGGCTCCAGCAGTGCGCAAGCTGGTGGGCAAGCATCTAAATTTCATCCGGCCTTATGGACGCACCAAAGGTGTTTTCCGGCATGAATACGAGATGTGCATTGATAACCCCGAAAAGCGCGTCAACTTCAAAATGGCGCAGGAAACGAAGATCACCTTCGACCCGCATTATTTCGGCTTGTACCGTTCTGCCACCGTCCACACCCATAAAAAGGTCACGCCTAACTTTGTCAAAATGCTCCCGCTTTACATCGCTGCCACGCTGCTTCCGCTCGTTTTGCTTGGCGTTGGTGTCTGGTGGTTTATCTCTGGCACTGAGGACGAAAAAGCCGTTTTACGTGACCAGTTAGAGGAGGGTGGCGAACCTTCACCCGCTCCCGATCTCAAGCAACCTGCCGCCCTTCAAGTGTCACGCGATCAACCTGGGGGAGATTTTTTCGAAGACCGCACGCCGCGCATTGAAGAATTGCCGCTCTCTGCGCCCCGTTACGATGCCGTCAACAAGCCTCGTGATTTTCCGCGTCCTGTCTGTGCTGCTACCTATGATGGTCGCTTGATTGATACCGCACAAAAGCGCGGTCAGTTGGTTGGCTACTATCGGGAAACGCTCGCCGCCTGCCAGTGCTACACGCAACAGGTCACTAAGATGGAAACTACGTTTGATTTCTGCATGGATGTTGTCACTAACGGCTACTTTGATGACACACGGCTTGCGCCTTCATTTGCGTCTGGTGGCTCTCGCGGTTTGACTTCATCGTCACCAGCAACACCGGATGCTGCGAATGGCCGAGGGCGCGCAGCGCCATCGCAGCAGCCGGTTGATTCAGCAGGCCCGCCATTGACCGTTGTAAACTCAGGTAAGCCCGGTTTGCTCTGGTAGCCCTTGTTTTGCGTTTTGAGCGATTTTCTACAAAAGCCGCTGCGTGACACCAGTTTCAACAGAATGCAATGCATAGCACCAATCTGCTGCCTTCCTGCCTATAGGCTTCGCATAATGTCCTGACCTTATGTTGAGCGGCGTCCGGAAAATGCTTCCAGCACCGGGCGTCGCGTAACATAGGGTCGATTATGCGAACGCCCCTCGAAATACCCGACTACCTCGTCAAACAATCCCAGCTCTATGCGCCATCGCGTGACGCTCTCGACGCTGTTTGCCACGTCCTGCAGGACTACCCGCGTCTTGTCGCTCAATCCCGCAAAATGCGCGCCCGTCTTGCCGATATCGACAATGAATCAGCCGACCTCGATCAGCTGATTTCAAACCTCCAGCAAATCGCGCGCTCGATCCTCGATCTCTGACCCATCACCTCATTGTTCGCCCGGAGCGGAGCGACCACAGCGAAGACCTTGTGTCGCAGCATCAGCGCGCAGCGGTGAGCCTTTGGGTAGGCCGAAGGCCGCAGGGTGAAACCCTGACCAAGCGTCAGCACGAACGTGCGAAGCGTCGGTGCATCTAAGTGCGGATCAGTTTCAGTTTCCCCGGTTGGGGTAGCGCGAAGCGCGAGGGGGAACCCCTGCCAAGCAGAGGACGAACGTCCGGCAGCGCCGGTGCAGTTTACGGTTGCGACTTTTTCCGGAATTGCTCCGGCACTTCAACGTACTCAATTTTACTGCACTTCGCCTCTAGGCGATCGCTTATGCCTGCTTGATCAGCCTTGCTGTTGATTGCTGCTGCAATCTCTTCGCATTGCGCTTTCGTCTCAAGGTGTATTGGCTGTTCTGCATATGTGATCGCTCTCGGCACAGGGTCTGTAACTGTCATCACCAGTGCCCACGCTGTTGATCCTACTGCGCCCATAGCCATGCAGGTTCCTCGGTCTACGTTTCCTGTCCGCGCAGCGGGCAGGGTCCACCTACTCTAATGGTGGACTCTTGTCCGAGCATCGGATTAAACGATCAAAAAGCGATCAGTCTTTTTTAAGAATTTCTTCTCTGTATTTCATCACATCTTTCGTCGTTAGTTCCCCCAGGTGCTTCCACAGCACAGCGTTCACTAGGTCTGCTTCCGCCACATCTTCCCGCGTCTCCACGATCATATTTATGCGGCGTTCTTTGATCACCTCAACGAACTCATCTCTTACTCGATAGGGCTTGGTCACGTTCATTTTCCGTTGCGCCTCTGTTGCCGGTTATTTTGTCACGTGTTGCTCTGTAACGCGTTACAGCGTATAAAGCACCAACTGCTGTAACGCGTAACGCTGAAACGGTGACTGTAGTGCTCGACCGAATCCATATGTTCATCCCATTCCTTGAGGAAGCAACCGACTTGATCGGTACGGCTGAGCATCCGTTTCGTATCGTGGATCTCGAAAATCTTGGCATCAGTCTTCGTGCCGCTGGTGGCGTCACTCGCCGCGATGATGGCGGGTTTGATGTCGAGGATTTGTCCCACGCTTGGGAATCCCTGCCTTCCAGTTACACGCCCATGGCGTTCAAAGTCTTCCACCAGAGTCTAGGCAAACGCTTGATGCCCGGCGTCGAGATAAAAGCCAGCCCTGCAAAGCTTCTGCAAGGCCACAACGTCTTCGGCCCGACTTCGATCCGCTTGGGTGCACAAGTCATGATCAAGTGGCTCGCCGGTTCTTACCCGCTGCTCTGGGCGCGTCTCGACTTCCGCGCTATCGAGTGTTACGCCCTCGATTGCACGTACTCCGCCCGCATGCCAAACGAGCAAACCGCTTTGCAGGTCATTCAGTTCATGCGCGGCGTTTCCAACGGCCAAACCCGCAACCGTGGCGATGACTACCAGACAACTGCGTACTGGGGTGCCAAAGAAGGGCGGCTTCGTAAGATCAAGGCCTATCTCAAAGGCCCCGAGTTTTTGCTTGAGCTGGACAAGGTTTTAAAAGCTGCTCGCGGTGCCACTGGCGACCCTGAGCGCCGCCACGATTTGGACAATGCACACGTCCGCGAATTCAAGCTGCATCGTCGTGACGCGCGTATGCCCATGCCCATTCTTTCCGCCTCCCGCACGCTCAAAGTGTTGCAAGACGAACGCCTTCAAGAGTTCGCCAAGCTTCTGCTGCGTGTCGAGGCAACTGTCATGCACCGCTGGTTAGAGCGTCGGAAAATCCCGACCAATCTATGGGCGCTGTGTGACCACCAAGAGGCTCTTGAAACTGAGGGTCGTTGTTTTATTCAGGAGTGTTTTAACGCTGTAACTGCGGAACTGTTCGCGGCCTTTGAGGGTATGACCATGAAGCGTATAGACGATGAAAAAGTGCTGGCCGCACTGCTTGAAAAATTCACGAAAGAAGGGAAGGGCAGGTGGACCAAGGCCAAGGCCGACCATGCTACAGGTGCAATTATTCCCCGCGTTTTTATCCCTGGTAAATCCAGTGAATCTTACGCTCGTAACCTGTTCCGCACTTACCGCAGCATCAATGATTACGGCTGGGAAGAGACAATGGCTTCAATGTCTCGCTCTAGCTTTTACGACCATACGCGAGATCTCCAACTCGCCGGCCTTTCCAAGGCCATGCTTCAAAACCTCGCTTCTCACGACAACGTGCGCAACGTTGTGCCGGTTCTCCAGTTGATCCACATCGACTTCGCCAGCCAGCGCCCTGACTGGTACGTCGAACCGTGCGTGGAGGCTGCTTGATGCTCTCTGCTTACCGTTCCCTTATCGAGAAAGAGCTTCTCAAACTGCGCTATGACGGCCCTTCCGGTCGTGCTTTCCAGTACGGCTATATCTCCGGCGTTATCGCTGCCTATGAGCATTCTGGCGCCATTGACTGGGACGTTTACAAGCGCTTGCAGGCCATGAAAAACAACGCTTTTGAACACGCCTTAGCTGACGAATTCCAACCGGGCGCTGCCCAAATTAAACCCCTGTGAGGTTCCAAAAATGTCTCTAGTCCTGCTCGGCCTTTGCCACGGTTTCCACACCAACACCCGCACCGTTGGTGCCAACACCTTTGTAGACAATCAGGTACTTGTCGAGGTTGAACAGCTCAACCAGTACGGCATTGCCGAAGTCAAAACCATTGCCGTCAAGCTCTCGAAAAAGCACGTAGAGCAGGGCATGGGCAACGTCTGGAACCAGTTCAAGGGCAAGACTGTTGCCGTCCCTGTCTTCATCGGTGCATGGGCCAGCAAAGCGGGCAATGCCGGTTTTGACCACTGGCTTGCCGGTGACGGAAAACCCATGAACGTGCAGGCCGTCAAAGCGCCTGTAGCTGCTGCCAGCTAAACGGGAATCTTTCGATGATCGCTCACGGCTTCGTTTCTTGTGACCTTTGCCGAACCTACATGGGCCAGCTTTGGAACCAGCCCGCCGCCGCTCGCGATCTTCTACCAGCTCCCGACTTTCGTATTTGTGATGACTGCTTAAAAACAGCTCCCCTAGCTTTTAACGCAGTTAAAAGAGAGGGGCAGGGGGTCAGTAATGAATTTTCTAGGCTGTGACGGTGTTTGGTTGCTTAACGCAGATGGAACAACTGTTTGCCAAGGCAACATGAAAACTTTCACGGTTCAGGATATGCGGGACCATTTAACGCCCGCTTTAACAATGCCGCAGAAGGCACAAATAACATCAGCGCTTTTAGCCTTGTTCGTTTTTGTGTTTGTCCTGCGCAAACTTCGCACTATCCCATAAAAGGAGCTACACCATGCAAAAGCTGAAAAACCTGTTTCAAAACGCCAAGCGTGAAGTTGTTATCGGCACCGGTACTGCTCTTGCAGTAGTCGGCAACTCTGCTTTCGCTGCTGAAGGCGATATCGACATTACCAAGGCTCTGCTTTATGTCGCTGGCGGTTTGGTTGCTGCCGGTGCTGTCGGCGCTGCTATGTTCGGTCTGGTGACTCTGATCGGTGCATCCAAGAAAGCCCAGCGCGCCGGGACCTAATAACCAACCTCAAGCCCTCCCGGAATACCGGGCGGGCTTTTTTATTGTCTGGAGAAAGAGAACATGAGGAACTTTTTTAAATGTTTATCAACCCTGAAGACCTCGTTTTCCTTTGCGTTATTGTTGCTTTTATCATTCTCTGCTCAGGCCGTTGATTATTCTTGGAGCGTTAATGGTTTTTCAGCGCCTACTCCGCTTGCAGCCTGTCAGTTATATGCCAACAGCCGCACCAGTCCTTCATACCCCAAGCCCCTCGATTTAAAAGTTGCTTACGCCTCAGATGTTCAATTTAATTGCACTTTCCGCCTTCTATTTGGTTATAGCGAACGCGCTACTAGGTCTGGTGATTCTTGTCCGCTTAAATCAACGTACAACCGTACAACCGGCGAGTGTGAAGCCCCAAAGGTCGATAAATGCGATCCTATTGCTGGCACTGATATTCTTCATGAACACTTAGCCGGTCAAACTTCTGGCGCTGTTGGCTCTGAGCCTCCCGGCTCTATTTGTGAAGGTGAGTGTCAATATGCCTATTCCTTCGAGGCTCCCGGCCCTAAAGGTTGCTACCGTAAAGGCGGTCAGGAAAAGGAAGGCATTTTTTGTAAGTTCAAATACAAGGCAAACGGCATTTCCTGCACTGCCAACGCCCCACCATCTGGCTCCATATTTGACCAGCCACCAACAAAGCCGCCTATTAGTCCGAAGCCCGAGCGCTCACAAGAGCAAACTTGTGACAATTGGGTAACACAGCCTGACGGCAGCTCCAAACGCTCCTGCACGTCTAAAGATTCATATAACAAGCCCGGTGGTTTGGACTGCACTAAAACAAACGGTTATTTGAAGTGTGAGGCTTCTAACGACCCACCCGCGCACACTGAAACAAAGCTTTCAACTGATACCGTTAAAAAAGACAATCCAGACGGTTCAAGCAAAACCGATACAACCACAAAAAAAGATTTGACCAATTGCCACGGCGCTAAACCGTGCAGCACTACCAGCAATGAAACAAAAGTAACTGATAACAAAAATCCTGACGGCACACCCGGCGATAAAACAACAACTTGTAAGGGTGACAACTGCACCGCTGAAAAAGACCCAGAACCCGGAATAGACCCCGACGCCGAAGAAGAAGCAAAAGAGGAATCGTCTGTTACCGGTGGTGCCGCCTGTGATTCCCCGCCAACTTGCAAGGGCGACGCTATTCAATGTGCAATCTTGCGTCAGGGATTCACTCAGCGTTGCGCTGATGAAAAGTTTAGAGAAGTCACGCCCGAAAAAACCCAAGCTTTAAAGGCTGATTTAGATGCTGCTTTTTCTGGTGAGCAATACCAGCCAATAAAGGCAACTGCTGAAAACACGTTTGCTCTTGATGGAATGATTGACACGTCAAGCCGTTTTTCGAGTTCTTGCCCTGTCCTGCCCGTCATACCTTATAAGTGGGTAGACGGCACAAGTCAGAACTTTAACCCAAATGTTGAAGGGCTTTGCTCTTTTCTAACTTGGATGGGTTTTTTAATGGTTGCGTTTGCAATGCGCGGCGCTGCTGAAATTATTGCGGGAGGGCTTAAATAATGCCTGCTCTTATTGGCTTGTTTCTAAAGGCTGTCGGTTGGTCGCTTGTTCCGCTGGGCTGGTCTTTGCTTCGCGGGCTTGGTTTTGCCGCGATTGCTTACACCGGAGTTTCAACGGCAATGGAATGGGCGAAGTCTTATGTATTCAGCAGCCTCTTAAATGTCCCTGCTGAATGGGTTCAAGTTCTCGGCCTGCTTCAAATTGACGTTTGCATGAATATCTTTTTCTCGGCCTACATCGCACGCGCTGTGCTTTGGGGCATGAATCGCAACGGCTCAAAAACTTCTATTCGCTTGGCCGGAAACTAAGGGGAGGGCGCACTATGCTTTTTTTACGTACTGGCCTGCCGGGTGCTGGCAAAACGCTAAACACCATCAAGGAAATTGACGAAGAACACGCCGCCGATCCTGACAACCCCGAGCTGCGTTTGCACAAAGATCCTGAGCACCCCGACGCACCGCCTCGAACGATTTACTACAACGGCATTCCTGACCTCAAAACCGATCAGCTCAAGGCTCGCTGGGTCGAATGGGACACGCCCGAAAAGTGGTTTGAGCTTCCAGACGGTTGCGTCATCGTCATAGACGAAGCCCAAGGCACGTTCGGGACTGACATAGGCCGGTCACGTGTCGAGAAAGTCACGCGCTTTGAGAAGCACCGCCACCACGGTTGGGACGTTCACTTAATCACCCAACACCCAAGCCTTTTGGCTCCAGCCGTTCGCAAGCTGGTGGGCAAGCATCTAAATTTCATCCGGCCTTATGGACGTACAAAAGGTGTTTTCCGGCATGAATACGAGATGTGCATTGATAACCCCGAAAAGCGCGTCAACTTCAAAATGGCGCAGGAAACGAAGATCACCTTCGACCCGCATTATTTCGGCTTGTACCGTTCTGCCACCGTTCACACCCACAAAAAGGTCACGCCCAACTTTGTCAAAATGCTCCCGCTTTACATCGCCGCTACGCTGCTGCCGCTTGTTTTGCTTGGCGTTGGTGTCTGGTGGTTTATCTCTGGCACTGAGGACGAAAAAGCCGTTTTGCGTGACCAGTTAGAGGAGGGTGGCGAACTTTCACCCGCTCCCGATCTCAAGCAACCTGCTGCCCTTCAAGTGTCACGCGATCAACCTGGGGGAGATTTTTTCGAAGATCGAACGCCCCGCATTGAAGAATTGCCGCTTTCTGCGCCGCGTTACGATTCCGTTAACAAGCCGCGTGATTTTCCGCGTCCTGTCTGTGCTGCCACCTATGACGGTCGATTGATTGATACCGCACAAAAGCGCGGTCAGTTGGTTGGCTACTATCGGGAAACGCTCGCCGCCTGCCAGTGCTACACGCAACAGGTCACGAAGATGGAAACTACGTTTGATTTCTGTATGGATGTTGTCACCAACGGCTACTTTGATGACACACGGCTCGCGCCTTCATTTGCGTCTGGTGGCTCTCGCGGTTTGACTTCAGCGTCACCAGCAACACCGGCTGCTGCGAATGGCCGAGGGCGCGCAGCGCCATCGCAGCAGCCGGTTGATTCAGCAGGTTCGCCATTGACCGTTGTAAACTCAGGAAAGCCCGGTTTGCTCTGGTAGCCCTTATTTTGCGTTTTGAGCGATTTTCTACAAAAGCCGCTGCGTGATACCAGTTTCACCAGAACGCAAAGCACAGCGTCAATCTGCTGCCTTCCTGTCTATAGGCTTCGCATAATGTGATGGCCTTATGTTGAGCGGCGTCCGGAAAATGCTTTTAGCACCGGGCGTCGCGTAACATAGGGTCGATTATGCGAACGCCCCTCGAAATACCCGACTACCTCGTTAAACAATCCCAGCTCTATGCGCCATCGCGTGACGCTCTCGACGCTGTTTGCCACGTCCTGCAGGACTACCCGCGTCTTGTCGCTGAATCTCGCAAGATGCGCGCCCGTCTTGCCGATATCGACCGAGAAACCGGCGACCTCGATCAGCTGATCTCAAACCTCCAGCAAATCGCGCGCTCGATCCTCGATCTCTGACCACCCACCACCTTGTCCAACCCGCTTTTAATTGCCGGTGCTATGGTCGTCAGGCCTAGTCATGGGTGGGTCCCGTAGGTCGAATCTGAGGACACACGCGACAGCAAATCGGCTCTTAGCGTGCCTCGGTGTTCGTCGTCATAGTCATTTGGGGTAGCGCTTTGCGCTAGGGGGAACCCCTGCCAAGCAGAGGACGAACGTCCGGCAGCGCCGGTGCAGTTTACGGTTGCGACTTTTTCCGGAATTGCTCCGGCACTTCAACGTACTCAATTTCACTGCACTTCGCCTCTAGGCGATCGCTTATGCCTGCTTGATTAGCCTTGCTGTTGATTGCTGCTGCAATCTCTTCGCACTGCGCTTCCCTCTCAAGGTGTATGGGCTGTTCTGCATACGTGATCGCGCTTTGTGCAGGGTTTGTAACTGTCATCACCAGTGCCCATGCTATTGATCCGGCTTCACCCATTGCCATTCATCCCCCTGCTTTTTTGTCTTTTTGATTTTCGCGCCTAAGGGGTGGGGGTGCTGTAACACCCCCACTTTACCCCGCAATCGAGGGGTTATTTCCCTACTCCCGCTCAAAAAATATCTCGCCTTCCGCGTTTGCTCTCGCGTAAGGCAATGATTTTTCTAGGATTTTGTGCAAAAGCTTCGGGTCGTCAAGCGGCCTGTGGCCGTTCTTTATCAGTATGTTGTTGATTTCTATCGACTTTTTTCTGAGCTGTTCTTGCTCGTCTTTCGTTAGACGCAGCTGGTCAGTCATGTTTTTGATTTCCATTTGCAAGGCTCCCGCGATTCTACGGTGTACATGATGAAATGTATTGACATCGCTTTGTCGACAAATACACAATTCGCCCCGAAGTCGACTTAGTGATATGTCGACAAATCTAGATGTACCGACCGATCAGGGAGCTTCAATCGGTGTTTTACGACTGGATCAAGGCTTACCAAGATTACCCCTTCGACCTTCCAAAGGTCGGTGAGGTCATTTGCCGTCGTTCCTGCATCGAGACCGAAGAACTCCTCTCTACCAGCGTCCCAGCTTTCTACGCCGAAGGCAGCTACTGCACCACTTTCAGGATTCACGTTTGCGGGCGTCGTATCACGGTTGATGGCAACCCATCCCGCTTAAACCGCCTCGATAACGTTTTTGGCATCGAAACGCTTGAAGGCTGCATGCGCGTTATCAACGCCGTTTTGGTAGAGCTTGGTCTACCCGCAATGACCAAGTGTCAAAACCTCCAACAGCTACAAGACGGCTTTTATCTGGCCGACGGCGCAGTCTTTCAGCGCCTCGACCTGACCAGCAATTTCTATGTAGGGCAGGGCAACGAACGTGCCTACCTGCGCGGCATTTCGAGCCAGCGTTACCGCAACTCGATTGCCTATCTGTATCCGGACGGCAACACCACGGTCTGGACTCCAAAGGGCGGCGAGAAAGCCGGTTCTCTGGTTTATCCCGGCAACTACAACAAGGCGGCCGAACTCGACGCCCATCTTCTGCCCAAGGTCAAACGCACCTTTGGCGAAGATTCCGACGAATTCCGCTACGTGCGGAGCCTGCGCGACTGGTGTTCTTCAGTCGGCATGGTGCGCTCAGAGATCAAGTGTCGTTCTGAGTTTTTGAAGAGGGAAGGGCTCCGCTTTTGGGGTCTTTTCGACGAAAGCAAGCTGCGAGAAATCCACAGGGGGTTCCTCATGATTGGTCAAAAATGCGAGATCACTAATTTTGACGTTCTTACCGTTGCTGACGAACTGTTGGCAAAGGGCATCGTCGATCATCGCAAAGCCGCAATGTCTACCGCTGGTTATGTCGCACTCTGGCAGTGTGGCCAGCGTTTTGACCTTGAGTCCTCCGCTGTTCAAAAGCACCGCGCTCGCCTTCGTCAAATCGGCATCGACATCAAGCTGCCGTTTGACGCCACCCGCCACGGCGTTGTCTTCATCCGCAACGTGCGCGAAATCGAACGTGTCTTCGATATGCCCGCGCCTTCGTTCTACCGCCCGGCAGTAGTGCCGCGCCATCTGCAATTGGTGGCCGCATGATTTCCGCCGTCGAAGGTAAGCCAGCTCAGGGCATGACTCTGACAGACTGCTCCCCTTTACCACATCACAGCGAAGCGATTTTTAACAAGGGCTGTGATGCATTAGCCGCTGGCCACTCTCGCGAATCTTGCCCTTATTTTGGTCACACCTCCCGCGCTGCTTGGCTCTTTGGTTATGACTGTGCAGCCTCATATAGTGACACGGGTGAATCAGCATGATCGCCCTCGACCGTGTTCTTTGCGACTGTTGCGGCGATGACATGGGCCAAATCATGGGCGGCGAAACTGTCGTCCCTGGTGCAATCAGTGACCAGCGAAAAGCCCCACATTTCGCCGTTTGCCCTGACTGCCTCGGTGATGCCTGCGACTTCCTCGGCCTTCCGATTCCCGATGATTCTCACGAGTTCGCCTGCCGTGACCTTGCCAATTAATCGCCGCAAGCTTTCCGGCAACGCGCCAACACTCCGCGACCAACAGCGCGCCGTCACATCACGCGCCAACAACTACGGCACGGTCGATTTCGAAACGCTCCGTTCAACGCTCAAGGGCCGCGAATTTGTCGGGCCACCGATGCCTATAACGCTCCGCGCAGATTTCCAGCCTGACCAAAAGGCCGAACGCTCTAACCGCCTTTACTGGCAGATGGTCGCTGATATGCGCCGTTTTGGTCGTTGCGAATTTTCATTC